ATAGGTCCAGGCCTGGCCATTGCGCGGCACGGCCTGGCGCAGGGCGGCCAGATATTCGGCGTCGATCAGGTCGGCCGCGTGGTCCCCCTGGGGGTTCAGGGCGCAGGTTTTCGGGCAGGTCCCGAAAACGTGGTGCGCGCCGGCGCGATAGGTGACGGCTATCGGGCCGGTTTTTTTGTTGCCGGATACGGTGACGGTTTTCAGCATGGTGGGCTCGCTTTCTCGCTTTCTGGTGGAGTCGCACAGCGCGACGCCTGGCGGAATTTTAAGCCATCAAAAAATCAACTGTCAACACCCCGACGAAAAAAAAATTATCGGCCGTGCAGGATTTTCTGCAGCAGCAGGAATAGCAGCAGCTTCACCCCCGTGCGGCCCGCGTCGGGCGGCCGGGTAGGCTTCAATGGTCCGGGCTGAAAAATCGGCGGGCGTCGGGGCGGGCGTAGGCGGTCACGCCGGCGCATGTCGCGCAGCCCTGGGTTTTCGTTGCATGGTTTTCTCGCTTTCTGTTGCCCGGGCCCATGCCCAGGTCCCGCGATGGTAACGCGTGCCGGTGTTAACTGTCAACTCTCGGCCAGGTGCTGGCGCAGCCGGTGCCACATCGGGGCCGCGTAGTTCCACCGGTCCAGGGGCTCCGCGTCAATCCCGAGCTTCACCAGGTCTAGGGCCTGCTCGCCACGGTACAGCAGCAGCTCGGCCTTGCGTGCGGCCACCGTGCCGGGCGGGTGATATTCCACCAGGATGAACGTCGGGCAGCCCATATCCGCGTGCGATACGTGGAATGCCACCTGATGCGGGCGCAGCTCTACCTTGCGGCCACGGCGCACAACCTTGAGCTCGACGGGCACGAAAATGCCCTCGGGCTTCATTGCGATCAGGCAGTCCGGAATGCCCAGGTTCACCCGGTTTTCAATCCGGGATATACGGCAGTTTTCGAGGTTTTCCCGGACCCGGTTGTACAGGCGGCTCTCCGGCTTCACTGGCATGGGGTTCTCCGTTCTCGGGCGGCCGCTCGTCGGCGCTGTCGTCTTCGGTCTCTTCGGCCGGTGCGGTGTCCGGCAGCTCGGCCAGCTCGGGGTCCGATTCCAACTGTCGGGGCGTGATGTCGATCACAGGGCCCCCGCCCTGGCCATACAGGCGGCGGATTTCCTCCAGCTTGCGCATGACCTCTTCCTTGGACATGCTGTCGATGGTCCCGTGCCTGATTTCCTTGCGGTCAATGTAGATCGTGCCCAGGGCTTGCCCCCGGCGGTATTCGGCCTGCACGGCCGCGCCATACGCGCCGGCTTGTAGGGCCTGGTCTCGGATTAACTGCAGGTCCCGCATGTGCCGCTCGTACGTGGTCCCGTATTTCTCGCCCAGCTCTTTGCGGCGCTCTTGGATCGCGGCCACGATGTGTGGGTTCAGCTCCGGGTCGGTGAGCTCGCGGGCCCGGTTCTTCGCCCAGGCCTCGCTGTACCCGGCCCGGATGGCCACCTCGCGCATGTTCAGCCGGCCGTCTTCAGCGCAAAATTCCTCAACGAACTTCCATTCCTGCGGCGTCAGCAGCCGGGGCTTGTGCGGCTTCACGGGCGCAGTGATCCGGGCCTCCACCACGGCCGGCCGTCCGCCCAGGGTTTTGCCCGCCAAGAACTTGTCGTCCTTGTTGGTCTTCATCAGGCCACCCTCCACACGCGCCAGCCCTTGTCGGCCTCGCGCCAGCGGATGGAAAAGCGAACTCCGTCGTGCCGCTGGGAAAACATCCAGGCGGCGCTGCGGGCGTTCTTGACCTTGTCCGGGTTGATGATCAGGAAACTGTCGCCGACTCGCATGTCATAGAACGGGTACTTCTCCCGCTGATGCGTTTTCGGCATGGGCACGTGGCTGTCAATTGTCAACATGCCCGAACTATACAGGGAAGGCCCGCCCCAAGTCCAGAGGGGGTCCCTATAGTCTTTTTTACCCAAGAGAAAAAATATTTTTTGAAAAATTCACCCGCGCGCGACTTTTATATGAATTACACCTGTATCACACGTGTAAAGTCCTGTATAGCTCTAACCCATTGATCTATAAAGGTTCTTACACCATTACGTTCATTACTGCACTTTTTAAAAAAAAAAAATAAATTTTTTTTTCTTCAGCCAATTGGTAACTAGCGCGGCTCAAACCCCGGTCCGTGGTCCGTGACCCCTGCTCCTCCGCCCTTTCCTGCCCTAAAATGCGCAAAGCCCCGGTGCTCGACACACCGGGGCCTCACTTCCCATACCATCGTCATTGGAGGACGACCGCATGAGCGACGACCATCTTACCCTGATCCCGTACCTCTTCCGCTACAGCCGGCGCTCGGGCCGTGTTCACTGGCAAAAGCACACCTCACGGGGTGCCCCTGTTTACCTGTCGCGCCAGCCGAACAACCGCTATCTGATCCAGGTTGGCCATCAACGCTATCTTGCGCAGGACGTTGTCTGGCTCTTGGTCCATGGTTCGTGGCCCGAGTCCCCTTTGCGACACCTCAATGGCCGTTGGTGGGACAACCGGATCGAGAACTTGGCGCTCACTGCTTCGTCTCCCCTGCCATCGTCCCATCCAGCAGCTTGACGGCCAGGTTTGCGGGGATGATCTCCCCGAACTCGATCTCTTGGATGTCGCCGACGTGCAGGCCCAGGTGTGGCACGTGGAGCATGGGCCCCAGACAGACCACCTTGTGCCCGTTGATGGTGAGGACCACCACCTGGACCATGGGCCGTGGTTCGAGCTCCTTCCTGATGGCCTCCTGAAACTCCTGGAAGCTACCGAAGGTCCCGTTCACGGTCTCACCTCTGCCCAAGCCGGGCCACCTTGCCCGTCCCTGATCCCGAGGTCCAGCGAGAGCTTGTCCACTTCCTCCTTACACTGGCGCAGCTCCTTGGCCAGGGATTCGGCCAGGTCGTTTTGCACTTCGATTCTCCGGCGCAGGCCGTGGATGTACTCGCGCAGCTCCAGGCTTTCCACTGGAACGGGCGGCTCTTGCGTTGAGAAAGTTGCGGGTCGCAGCATGGTCAGAACTCCTTGTTCCAGATGTCGTTGATGTAGCGGTAGAGCTTGTGGTGGCCGATTTGCATGCCCTCGCCGGTCTCGGTGTTCCCGATCCAGTAATTCTCCCCGTCTGGGGAGGCCTTGCAATAGTAGTTGCCCACGCGCAGGAAGTCGCCCCGGCGGCGCTGCTCCAGCTCATGCAGGGCCTCCTGCCAGGTGTCGGCGGGGAGGGTGACGGATTCGGCCCCTGCCACGCGGGCCAGGTGCTCGCTCAGTTGCTTGTCAGTCAGCATTGCGGTCTCCGAAAAGGTCTTGCTGCGCGCCCTCGGTCCGTGGTCCGTGGAGCACGATCATGGCTTTGAGCTCCAGCATCAGGGCTCCGATGGTTCCATAGCACTGCGCGTGCAGGTCGTTGGCTTCCTGGTAGTTCCTTGTGCCGCGTTGGCACTGGCGCATCACTTTCTCGGCGTCGATCAGTAGGTCGTTGATGTCAGGCATTTTCAAACTCCTCGTATCCTTTGCCAATGCCGATGTAAATCGACAGCTTGATGAAATTTAAGTGGATAGAAACCTCGTGCTCGCTGCGAAAGGCCAGCGTCGCGCCGATGCTGTACACCGGATAGGATTCCCACTTGATCCTAAACTTCTTGCCGCTACCCATGGGGCACCCCCGGCAATGGCATCCAGTGTGTCACTTCCTCGTGCACTTGCCAGTGCGTTTCCTCGTTATCGTTGCACTCGTACCAGCCTTCTGGCCAGTACGTGGTGTCGGTCGCTTCGTCGTAGTCGGGGTCCGTGAGGAACTCCCCGTAGTCCTCCTCGCTCAGGGTTTTGGGCGGGGCGTGCATCGCTCGGATCACCACCTGCTTGCCAGTGCTGTAGCGGAAGACGGCGAGCACGAACTTCCCCGGCTTGGGTAGGCGCTCGGTCACGGGTATCCAGGCTTGCGCGGCGATCACGGCCTTCTCCACCATGCCTTTGACGTAGCCATCCACTGCAGCCAAAACCGCCTTGGCAGCGTCGTCGCAGGGAACGTCCGGGTTGGCCCAGATACCGTCCTTGGAGATGCGCAGGACCTCGGTCCGTGGTTCATCATTCGTGTTGTAGAACTGAATGCTGTTGGGCCGTGAGTCGTGGAGCTTGTACCCCTGCATTTGCCCCGTGGACACGGC